CAGGTAACGTACCAGTTAAAGAGTTAACAGGTGCTTCGCCTATTGCAGCAAGCATAATGTTGATTGATTCAAGCTCGGTGGTTGCAGCTACAGTCATTGTTTAATACTTTTTTATTTTGAGTGAATCCCTCCCACCTTTTTTCTTTTTCTTTTTTTTCTTTGATGAATACATGATGATAAAAAAAAGGGTATCTAATAATAAGATACCCTATAAATTGAAATTAAGAAGCAGATAGCTTAATAGTAGCTGCACATTCTGGTCTTAGGATTCCATGACCAAGAGCATACTTAGCAACCATTAATGTACCTTGATACATAATTCCGTAGTCAGAACCAGAGATCTCAGTTGTCATATCCATTAATTTAACTGTACCAACAGCAGATTTGTGGAAGACAAGACCAATAGTTTTACTATCGTCACCTGAGTAAGTGTTGTTAGCACCTGATGGGTTTGATCCTACGTTTGATTGAGGTACGTTGTTACTCATCATTACAGGAATACCTGCAACCTGTTGTACACGACCAGAAGCAAATGAACCATTACCACCTGGGTTAAAGTCAACATCTACAGTTCTTGTAGCAGACTCAGCAAGTTTGTAGTACTCAGCAGGTGGTAGTACACAGAAACGATCTGTTGGAGGAATGT